CTACTTATACACTTCTAGCTCTCCGTTCTGGTGGATTCTCGCAAAATTTAAGACGGCTATTTGTTTATATCGGTGGTAGCTAGTGGAGCTAGTAGCTGCCATTTCTACGCATTCGCTCATTGTTTTCTTTCTCATGTAACAGTAATGGATAATAAAGTATTTTCTAGCTCGTTTGTTTTCTATACTGTTGATGTCTTGGGCGAATATTTCCAACCCCTCACGGATTGCTTTTTCATGCTCACCGCTCAAATCCCACCGATAAGGTAAGACAAGTTTCCAAGCCTCTTCATCTATCGTAACTTGGTTTTCACTTCCTGCCATCCTCTGGAAACGTAGAAAGTAGGTCATCCGCTCTCTGACGTTCATCATCGTTTTAAACTTATCCAGCTCCATTAGTTCGCTCCTTTGTGGTATAATAGTCTAAAGAGAAGTGAGGTAGAGATGATAGTGTCGCTACGCAACTTCATAGTATGAGATGACGGGACAGGCACACCGTCCACTACTCTTTAGCGCTTAGATTGTTCTAGGCGTTTTTTTGTGCTCACCTATTACCCCACATTTGCTAAGTGTTCTATGGCTTTTTGCCTTATAATGTATACTGCAGTCTTTGATTTATCTATTTCCTCAGCAACTTGCCAAGCGTCAAGAACATTCAAGTAGAACAGCCTGAGAACAGAACGTTCAAGCGGATTGGCTAGCTTATCGATTAGCCTAGATATTTCCATTCTCTCTTCATTAAGTCGCTCAATTCTCTGAAGTGTATCCTCTTTTAGTTTTAGAACACTTATAGGGTTATTCTCGGTCGTATTTACCCTGCTTGTTTGTACTCTGGTATTGCTTAGTTCTTGCTTTTTGATAATACCACTTTCTAAAGCTGCAAGCTCTAAATATAAGCCTTCTATCTCTTTGTTTATCCACTTAACGCCCTCTAGTTTTTCTTTTACCTGCTCTGGTGTCATGCCTCGGCCTCCTCTATGATATAATAGTCTTTGTGAGAACTATTAGCTGAGACAGAGAGTGTCTTGGCTTTTTTCGTTTTCTCTATGTTCGCTCTAGCTTCAAATGCTTCCCCGTGAGAAAAAATGTACAATGACGGTGTGAAGCTCATAGAAGTGCGTGGGGAGGGAGATATAGCCACTTTCTCGGCGTTCGCTCGGAGTTCAACACACATAACCCTGCCATTTTCCAGGCATATTTACTGCCACTACCTAAGCAAAATCTCACCTTTTCTAACCCTCGGTAAACCTCTCTACCTTGTGGTAACCTTGGGGCTTTTAAATACGCAACCTTGACAAAACCTTTACATTTTTTGCTCTTACCTCACCCTTACCTCACCATTGGAAAACTTCGATACCTTACCGTAACCTTACCGTTCTATGGTTCTAAAAAAGTAGCTATACCTTAGGGTAATATTAGGGTTCTATCACTAGAAAAAAGCCCTGTACCTTGCTAAAACCTTGCTATTTTGAAGTATGTGACCTTGTACTAACCTTGTACTTTTTATATGTAACCTCACCCTTACCTCACCCTCTTTTGGAACACTCTACTTACTTAAATCCTTGATATATCTAGCTTTTTTAACATTCAAACCGTCAAATATGTAGTATTTGTTTGTTTTGTAAATTGCACACTACTTCATATTGTCCTACAATCTCAAACCATTCAGCCAAAATCTATCTCCTTTTTCAATATACTTCAAAAACTTCTTATAGTGCTTATGATACCTGTCACGCTTCATATACTTTGGTCTTTCAGGGAAACTATCAAACATATATCCACCACGTCTAGGACTCCACCCTGGTTCTACCTTTCTGGCTTCTTTTAGTGCAAGCTCCCAGTAGTATTGGCAATCCGTTTTACTACGGTTCAGGGTGCTCTTGTGGATATCTAGACAAGTACCGCAACTAAAATATAAATACCGTTTATAAAGCAACCTGCACCGTCTCCCACAATCAGGGCAAAGAAAGAAATATCTATTACCTCCCTTAGTTCCTGCTATTCTGTCTAATTCAAATGACTCTCCACCAAAATCAATCATTAAATTATCCAAATCAATCTCTAAACGTTGACCGTCCAACTCAGCTATACCCTTAGATATTCCTCTCAGCTTCATTGGTTTAGTGATTGTTTCTATTGCTAACCGCTTCATTATTTCCCCCTATATGGAAAAACCCAAAACTATTGACTTGATAACAAAAAGGGGATTGCTCCCCTGTGTTCTACTTCAAATGCTCTGTATAACCAGCAAGGCCTTTATATTCGACCTCTACGTCCAACTTTTGGAGTAGGCTAATACTTTCATCGCCCAGCATTTCCAACGTACCAAAAGCGGTCATAGAGTCCATAGGGATAGGCTTATCAGAAAGCAAGCGATCAGCATAGTCTAATAGTTCCAGCTCGTAGTCTGTTACTTTTTCCAGCAAGTTCTCAAAGTCCTCTGACTCTTTGAGTTGGAGCACGCGCTCCCGTTTATAACGTTCTTCAAATGCTTCATCGTCCACTGGTTGGTTGTAATAGTCTTTGAAACTGTCACAAATACGCTTGAAAGTCTTGTTTAGCTTGTGATCTTCCACATACTCAGCGACAAGCGTCCCTTTATCCTTGTGAGTTATTGAAATAGATGGTACTTCATAAGTCCCAGTCATATATCCCAGTAGCGCGTGACCTGCTACCATAGCAGTATCTAGGTCTTTAAATTCGTAAGTGAAAGTAAATGTTTTGGCTTTATCCGAAAATGTTTTTAATGTCATGTTGTTTTTCCTCTTTCTGTTTTAAAGGTGTCACTAGTAGTTACACCATTACAAGGGGGTCGGTACTATCTACCCCATTTTGTTATCTGTATAATACCAATACGATAGCCACCGAATTAAAGGATTCACTAGATGGTGTACCAGAAAATTTAACGTCCAGCACTTCAACAGTTGCCATGAAGTCATTGATCTCTTTCTCAAAGTCTTCTTTTTCCCATCGTCTAGTATATTCAAATAGTTTAACTTTCATGTTGTTGTCATTTCTTTATTTTAAGGTAAATTATGTAATATTTTTCGTGTTCTGTGACCTTCTGTGACAAAGAACGTCACACGTTCAAACCCTTGAGGCTCTAGGTGTTTCACCACCCCTGTGACCCTGTGACGTTCTTTTGTTTTATCGTTCCTATATATAAATACTGCATTTTTCTCTATATGTAAGAGTTGGAAAGAATGTCACAACGTCACACTTTTTTTAAGAAAATCAGTATTATCAAGGGTTTAAGCAAAAAAAGAACGTCACACTTATTCTTGTTTAGTGATAGAGTGTTGAGGTGTCCGCATTTTTATCTTGTCAACGTCCCATGCCTCTAGTTTTTCAAAATCTTCTGAAGGAACTCTTTTCTTTCTTAGAGAATACCGATTAGGTGTCAACTGTTGTAAGTGCTTGATAGTTTCTTTACCAGCCCCGTAAACATTGGGTTTGGGTATTCCCATATCTTCGGCATAGTGCTTTAGTGATCTTGTAACGATAAAAACAGGTACTACGTCCAGCTCATGCCAACCTTTTTCCATGTATTCATGCTTAACCCATGAAAGTAAGTAGTCATTATCCTCCTGGTATTCTTCTAGGAGTCCTTTAACTGCTTTAGGTTCGATAAAGTGAGTAAATGGCTCTTGATTGATAGCTTTGTAGAGGGCATACTCTAGGACTTCCTTGTTTGCTAAAAACTCATTTTTAATCCAAGGTTTTTCCTTCTCCCCGTTAAAGTCAGCATTAAAAGGGACGATCATAATTCTACGATACCAGCCTTTTGTCTTGTTGCCACCATTGGGAATATAATTCCCTGAAAAGATATTGAATAGCTTGAAAGTAGCTTCAAAGGCTGGGCGTCCTTTTGGATTGACTAGAACAGTGTCGCCACTAGTGATACTCATTAAATCAGACGGATTTTTTAAATATTCGTTAGGCGCTTCATCCCCAATATTACAAACCTTACCTACCAAGGTCTCCAAGTTATGCTTTTCTCCGAACTGTGCAGGCTTCAAGGCTGATATATTACTTTCCCCTATCAGATTGATAAGGAAGCGCTGGAATGTCCCTTTACCATTGTTACCGTCCCCGTAGAAGATAGCAAACTTATTTCGGGTATGGTTAGGGTTAATAGCTTCAAGGATAATCTGCCAAAACAGTGTTACCAGTTCACTATCATTACAAGCGATTGAGTTTAGCCAATCATCAAAAGTTTTGCCCTCTCTATCTGTTGGGACTCGTTTAGGCGCGTGGTAGGCCGTGCTTATCTTACTTGTAATTACATACTTAGGACTAAAGGGGAGTAGCTCCTTAGTTCTTAGGTCAATAATGCCATTCTTTACAGGTACAAGGTTAGCACTCTCTAAAGGTTTTCGTATCTTTGCCAATGTTCTAACCATTAACTTAATCTGTGGCCACTCTCTGGGTTTAATTCTAACGTCAAAGGTCTTACACAAAAGATTGAATAGATCATTACTAGCGGTATAGATACCCTCGTCTAAATCATAGATATAGAGCAGGCTATAATCAGGTATATTGCTCTTGCTGATAAAAGTAAATGTGACAATCTCGCTCAGTATTTTTGCTACTGTGAATGTCTGAGGCATGGCAACCTTTTCGGTAACGTCCCCTGTGGTCTCATTTACCTTAGTTTCAGTATGTTCTGCCCGCCATTCTTCTCCAGCTTTAAAGATACGATTTTCAAGCTCCTTCATCGTTCTAGGAGGGTGTTCTTGCTCCATTACCTCCATGATTTCACTTTTTAGGTTTGCTAATTCTTCTAGTTCTATGGTTCTAACCTCTCTTTCTATACTCAGCCCGTGCTATACTGCTAAAAGTGCGGTCTAGCTCTTCAATAGGCAATGGTTCAACTGTCACACTATTGGCTATCTTTGTCAGTTCATAGGCGGTCTCTAGGTCACAATCAACCCACTTATTGAAGAGTAATCCCACAAAGCGTGTCACTGCCACGTTACGCCCTCCCTCGTCTCCAAATCCGTTGAAAAGCGTGTCAATGATCCTCATAGTCATTGACCTCTGGCCACTTACTCTAGGTTTATAACGCTCAGTAGTTCCTTGCTTCGCTCTTGGTTCAACCTTGGGGACTGGATAATCAAGTCCATGCTCTACAATCTTTTGATAAGTTGCTGGGTCGCCTGTTGTTACTGGTAGCCCTTGGAGTTGTGACCAGGTTAAACTGGCCATGTCAAAGGGTAGCCCAATCTTGTCAGCAATCTCTTTTACTACCTGCTTATAGGTTGCCTCGTTCATCACGTTGTTAGATTTCACCACAAGGCGAAAACGGGGCTTTTCTATGCTATGTTTGATAGTCGGGTATAAGATATAAGAGTAGCCAAACAAAGCGCTAGAAACGGCTTCTATGAAGTCCTCAGTCGTCCCCTGTATATCGTCATAATCAAGGAAAATCAAATCCCGATAGATTAGACTGGAGTTGTTTCGTTTGTAACTCCCGTTTTTCTCCGGCATAACCTTACCACTTAAACAATATGGCGCCTGAGTTCTTTTGTATTCCTCCGGATCAGCACTTTCAGGGACTACCAAAGGCTTAAAGCGTTCAATGTACTGGAACGGCTCCATCTTATCAAATGGATAGACAAGATTACTCTGGAAACCTCTAGCCTCATAAATTGTCATACTATCGCCCCTTTTTGCGTTTTTTTTTAACTTCTTCAGTAGCTTTTGTTCTTGGAACTGTTCCAAAGATCTGCCACGGTGCTTATACAATTTAATGTCATGATAATGACCTCCGCCTTGCGCTGGGTGTGTGTTATATCTACCCATTCTCCACCCCCATAAACCTACGAATGTCATCCACTAAATAAAATATTATTCTAGCACCATCGTCCGGCGGTTGATAGCGTCTTAAACCCTGACTTTCCCACTTATTCAGCGTGTTGTCACTAATTTTCAATTCCTCTTTGAGTTCAACTCTATTTATTAACTTGGTCAATCTTGGCGGTACTTTCTCACGCGCTTCCAGGTATCTTTCCACTACCTCCAGAATGCCATGCGCTAGGTCTTGCTCGCTTTCTCGGCTTAGGCTAAACATATCCGCCCACCTCCTTCAAGGTTTCTTTGTAGCTTTCTAGGTCGCTATTCATCAACACCGCTAGGCGCTTGCTCTCTTCCTGTACTTGGTTGTAAAAAGCCTTAGCGCCATCTAGTAACTCGCCTTTATTCGCTGGAATAAAGTACCCACTAAAAACGCCACATCTAACCCCTACAATAGGGATGTTGTGCTTAACTACTAGACGCTTGATAATGTCACGTACAGTTCTTTCTGTTAGCTTGGTTGTCAGGCTAATTTCTGACCCTGTTATGGAGTTCTCAGCCCCTACCTTGATTAGTCTTAAAACTCGCTTGTCATTCTCTGATAGACTCATCCAACCCCTCCTCTCCTTTGCTTTTATTTACAAAGGTTATTTGTCCGCTCGCTACCCCTTGCAAAATAGCTTTTTGATTTTCTATGATTGTATCCAAGGTTTTACAAACAACTTCTTTAGTTTCTTTGTCTAAAAGTTGAGATGTTAGCACTCCTCTGGCTACTGCTATTCTGATTGTGTTATTCAAGCACGTTGCTAGAAAAATCTCTTTAGTAAAATAGGTTTCATCTGGTATTTTTTCAATATCGGGGTATAAATTCATTGTGTAACTCATTCCATCCCTCCCCATACGTTGACTCCTGCAAGCTGGATATATCGCCCATAATCAGGGTTTAAATCCTCGCTAGGTGTTTTTATCGTCTGTTGGTTTTCTCGCTCAATTTGGGCGCTTTTTTTGCGGTCTCGGTGGTTTAAATAAAGCAGTAAGCCAATCAAAATCACGATTAAGACAGCAGCCTGTGTGTTACTTATATCTAGCTCATTCATGTTATACCCTCGCTTGATAATTCTTAATATATTCCACTTGTTCAGCTCGCTCCATCTTCAAAAACTCATCCACCTCTTCGGGTGTTACCTTTCTATCTAAAAAATCAGAAATCAGTTGAAAAATGTTTGGATTTCTCTCCTTGATTTCAGCCATTTGTTTATCAAATTCTGCTTGTGTCATGTTGTCTAGGTCTAGTGTCATTGCATTGCCTCCTCAAACTTCTCTATAAGACAACTTTTATTTACTCTCTGAGTTCCATTTTTAGAGTTAAAAAGAATATCTTTTAAGGTTATAGTAGCCTCTAAATACTCCTTTTCAGCATGTTCTATATACGCCTGTTGCTCTGCTTCGTTCTCAAAAAAGTGCATAGCTTGGCGTTTAAAGAATGCTTGTCGCATAGCGTCCATTTCAAAAATACCAGGGTGGAAAAACATTCCCGTAGTGCTTTTAGAGACCGCTTCGATTTTATGGCTGTCATTCAATTCAGGGAGTTCAATCCAAAGTAAACGGGATAATTCTTCTTTGATGAATTTTGTCTGACTTGCCAATAACGAAAGTCTACTAAGCCCATTTTTTTCGCCAATTTCTTGCATTTCTGCGCTAATTCTGTTTATACGTCTAGTTAAATTCTCGTATGTTGTTTCTGTCATGTTTTTACCTCTGTTTCTATGTTGTGTAGTTGCCCTAAGGGCCATTTAATACCTTTTACTATACATGCTGATCCTCACACTCAAAGTTGAGCGATGGCGAGTGTGGGGATTTTGAATGGTTGTTTCTTATACAGTTTTTCTTGCCTACAGCCTCATGCTCTCGGTCGCCAAACTTCTGAGCGTGGGGCTTTTTGAGTTGTTTCTTATACAGTTTTTTCTTGTAAGTACTAGCCTCACGCTCAGACTCGCCAAATTGAAAGCGTGAGAAAGTACCAGTTTAAAGAGTTGGCGCTCTCCGTATGGTCAAATTGCCCTAAATATGCTATAATCTAGGTATAAATCTTTACTAAAACCTCTTTGATAATAGCTTGCCTGCTTTTTGTTAAATTCGTTTTAGTGTTAGTGTGAAAGGCTCTGCGGTGTGGTTATTGCTAAGCCTTTTTTGTTGCTCTCACACGCTTCTTTGGCGTGTTTTTTTTATTTCTGAATGCCATAGCTTTGATTTCCTGATAACTCATATTCAAGCCAATCATGGCTATTACCATATCCTCAAATGCCTGGTATTGCTCCAGCTCGTCACTGGTCAAGCTATCAATGCCATTATAGCCCCCACGGCTTTTTACTAACTGCTTAGCGTTCATGTCAGTTACTGCCTTCAGTAACAGGTTGTTCATGGTGCTATGCGCGTGCTTGGGTTTTGCCTCCCATGTTTTAATACTGTCATGCAAGGTTTTTCTTTTTGGCTTTTCTAGCGCCCTCTGCATACGAAACTTAGAAAGTTCCTCACGCATTTCAAAGAATGCTTTGACTAGGTTCTTCTTAAACTCTTTTACGGGTTCTGTATTTCGTAAGTAAGTGATCAGCAATGTTGCTTGTTGTTCATTTAAAATATAGTCCCGTACATTTTGCCCACTTTCTGAAGGTGAAATTTTAAATTGCACCTTTCCGAAACTCTCGAAGTCCTCTCGGTGTTTATTTAGCAAAATCTTCAAATGTCTGTGCTTGACTTCTGCACACTCTGCCACAATACTGCTCAGTGTATACGGCTCTTTTTTACCGTCCATATAGACTAGTTCCATTGGTTTGCTCCTTTCTAGCTATAAAATAATTCATCTATTGTTATGTCTGGTTTGATTTCTGCCACCATTGACTTAAAATAATACTCTCATTATTGCAACTCTCTTTTATTTAGTTCTATTTTTTTCGTACTATCTCCTAAAAAAATATTGTCCAATTTAACTTGGTAAATTGCAGACAATTCTTTTAAAAGTTCAAACGGTATATATGTACTATCTTTTTCGTACTTAGTCAAGTGTTTTTAGAAAAAAGTTTATTTATTTTCGTACTTTGTTTTTATTTTGTGTTATAATCAATGTATAACTTACAACTGAAAGGGTTAAAGTCATGGCTAAAAATAGTCCTCAAGATCTTGAAAATAGAGAATACTTCTCTAAACGGCTCAACCTTCTTATGGAACAAAAAGGGGTTAGACAAATTGACCTTCATAACGCTTTAGATATTCCTAAAAGTACAATTACGGGATATGTAAAAGGAAAATCTTTACCAACCGCTGGGAATTTACAAAAAATAGCTGATTTTTTGAACGTAAAAAAATCTTTCCTAGATCTGCGGTTTATTGATACAGTTTCAACCAGCACACTAAAAGAGTTGCTAGATAATAATCAAAGAGAAAAGGTTTTTGAGATGTTCTTCAATAAAATCAAAGAAATACTTAGCTTTAAAAAAGATTATATGAATATGGAGTACATTCGAGGAAAAATAGCATTTGACCAGGGTGTTTTGGGTCGCGTTCTTCAGTCTTCAATAATAAACCCTGGTATTGTTGAAATTTTCAACGGACTTGATTTATCAGATATCTCAAAAAATAATGAGGCTCTACTACTTTCCAAACAGCGCGAAGCTAGGGAGTACGCTTATAATAATGTACTCACCATGATTACTAACGAATATATTACACGTTTAATAAACGTTATTGAACGTGAGCAAGCTCTCAATACCTCCTATGTGCATTCTGAAATTTCTAATCTTATCAATAGCCTTAACAATAAAATTGATAGCTATGGGGCAGTTGTCTTTGAAGTGAATGAAATAATTGAAAAAATAGGTATTCAAGATCGAAAAATCTTAGGCTATTGCTTACAAAGGAAAATATCTTCTGTTCAAAATGAGATAAATGACCTTGTTCACAATAATACAAATAATAGCTTTTGTGTTACAAAAAACAAGATATTTACTGAAAAAAGTGACATCATTGACACCATTGAATTTGATTACTATAAAGGTATTCAGAACCGCTTGAATGATTTAGCTGAAGAAATCAGGGAACACTTCAGCGACTAACCCACGCGCCACAATGTTCAACAATCCTGAAGCGCGTGTATTCGCGGAGTTCAAGATTTTCTAATATACTCTAACGACACGAAAATAAAATAAAACTCTTGAAATATCGGGAGTTATTGGCAAATTAACTCGACAAAAAGGAGAAATTATGACTGATCTGACAACCTCACAAATAGAAAGACAAAATATTTTAAATAATTCTTTAGCATTACAAAAAGCTGAAGAGATTTTAAAAGTACCTGGTTTCTACTTTGAGGATACTTTTTATTTTACAAATTCTCAGCTAGCTACCTTTTTCGAAGTCGACATTCGAACTATTGAAAGACTTGTTGAAGCTCATAAAACGGAGCTTACTGAAAATGGTTATCACACTTTACGTGGAGAAAAACTAGCTAAATTTAAAGAAAATGCTTTTGCTACCGACACAAATGTCGGTAGCAAAGTTACACAATTAAGTATCTCATCGTTCAGAACATTGCTTAATTTTGCTATGTTGTTAACCAATAGTGATATAGCTAAGCAAGTAAGAAATACCCTACTTGATATTGTCATTAATGTGTTAACTGAGAAGACTGGTGGCCATGTAAAATTTATAAACCAGCGTGACAAAAATTATCTATCGACTGCATTAGAAGAAGATAATGCTAGAAAAATATTTACAAATGCCATTGATAAGTATGTCTCTGGAAGTAATTTTAAATATGGTCAATTAACGAATGAAATTTACAAAGCAATCTTTAAAGAAAGAGCATCAGAATATAAAAAAATACTGAAATTGAATAAAAATGATAATGCTCGCGCAACAATGTATAGTGAGGTACTTATAGTTATTGCTAGTTTTGAGAAAGGGGTTGCTTATGAGATTGAACAAAAGAGTAAGTCTTCAAATCAAAAACTAACTAATACTGATGTAATCGAGATAATTCAGAGATTAGCAAATCACCCAATGCAAGAACCCCATTTAATGCATGCCAGAGAGAAAATGGCTAGTAGGGATCTATCTTTCAGGAATGCCAAACATGAGAAATTAGCAGAATATATCCGTCCAATTTCTGAAGAAGATTTTGAAAGATTTATTGGCGAACAAAGTAAATCACTTTCGGAACAAATTGATGAACACCGCCAAGTTTTTGAAAGATTGAGAGATAAATAATGGATAAAATCAATTATTTTTCTGCTGAAGAAGCAATTTTACTACACGACATTGAAGTAATTGAGAAAATAGGTGGTTTACACGGTGTTAAAGATAAGGGAAGGGTATTTAGTGTATTTGAACACTTACAGAATGACGATTACTATCCAGACTTTGAAACAAAACTTACAGTGCTAGTATTTAATACAGTTCAATTTCATATGTTCAATGATGGAAATAAGAGAAGTAGCATTGTCTTCGGTATTAAATTTTTAACAATCAATCACCTTGATTACCTCATTCCCTTCTTTATCGAAACAATGGAAAATATTGTCTTATGGGTAGCAATGGGGTTAATCGATTTCAATTTTTTAAAAGAAATTATTTCTTCAATTCTCTACTATGAGGAACTCACTGAAAAAGTAAAAGAAAAACTTGTACAGATAGCTTTAGCTGAAGAAAATAACAAATAAAATCTTTCCCGTAAGCTCAACATGATATAAACCATAATCTAAAACCTTTTTAATAATAGCTTGCCTGCTGATGTATTTTAGAAAGGTTTATCATCATGAAAATAACAGAATACACCAAAAAAGACGGTTCTACAGTCTATCGCTCTAGCGTCTACCTTGGTATCGATACCGTAACAGGTAAGAAAGTCAAGACGACTATATCAGGGCGAACCAAGAGAGAACTCAAAGCCAAAGCGCTACAGGCTCAAATAGACTTTGAAAAAGGAGGGTCTACAGTATATAAGGCGGTTGAGATAAAGACTTACGCCGAACTGGTGGAGAATTGGCTAGAAACGTACTGCCATACGGTTAAAAAATCGACCTTAATGGGTACCAAATTCAAAATAGATAAATATCTACTTCCAGCTTTCGGAAATTATAGGCTGGATAAACTGACGCCCCCAATCATTCAAAAGCAAGTCAATCAATGGGCAAAAGACTATAATCAACTAGGCAAAGGATTCCAAGAATATCCGCTCCTTCACTCTCTAAACAAACGCATACTTAAATATGCCGTATCTTTGCAAGCTATCCCCTTTAACCCTGCCCGTGATGTTATCGTGCCACGTCGTAAGGAAAAAGAAGGGCAAAAACTGAAATATCTGGATGATGATAACTTAAAAAAATTCTTGACTTACCTGGAGCAGCTGCCAAACACTTACAAAAATTTCTACGATACGGTGCTATATAAGACACTTTTAGCGACTGGTTTGCGCATTCGTGAGTGTCTAGCCTTAGAGTGGTCTGATATTGACCTAAAAAACGGCACACTAGACGTAAATAAAACGTTAAATATTATCAAAGAAATCACTGGCCCTAAGACTAAATCAAGTATTAGGGTAATTGACTTGGATAATAAGACGGTGCTCATGCTACGGCTCTATAAAGCAAGACAATCCCAAATAGGGAAAGAAATGGGGTTGACCTATGAGAAAGTATTCTCTAATAGCTTTGATAAGCATATAGACGCTAGAATGCTTAGTTTCAGGTTAGTAAAACATTTGGAACGTGCTGGATGCCCTCGTTTTACGTTCCACGCCTTCCGCCACACTCATGCTAGTATCTTGCTCAATGCTGGACTACCTTACAAAGAGATACAAACACGGCTCGGTCATGCAAAACTTTCTATGACCATGGATATTTATAGCCACCTATCCAAAGACAATCAGAAAAATGCTACTTCATTTTATGAAAAAGCTATTGAAAAATTAAAAAGTTCCTAA